CGCCGCTGCGATCATGCTCACGGTGCTGATCAGAAATTGGCGGCAGTCGGCAGAGTTCATCATTCTGGCTCCAACGATTGAAGTTGCGAACAACGCATATGCGCCGGCGCGTGACATGGTCAAACATGACGAGGAGCTTTCGGCGTTGCTGCACGTGCAGGACCATGTCCGCACGATTACCCATCGCGAGTCGGGGGCGACACTCAAGGTTGTGGCTGCGGACCAGAATACGGTCGGCGGTAAGAAAGCGGCCGTTGTGCTGGTTGACGAACTCCATCTGTTCGGAAAGAACCCGCACGCCGCGAACATGCTGCGAGAAGCAACCGGCGGCCTGGCATCCAGGCCGGAAGGTTTCGTCATTTACTTAACGACGCAATCCGACCAGCCGCCCGCGGGCGTCTTCCGTGAAAAGCTGCAGTACGCTCGCGGTGTGCGCGACGGCAAAATCTTAGATCCAAACTTCCTGCCGGTAATCTACGAGTTTCCTGACCGAATACTGAAAACCAAGGAGCACCGCAAGCCCGAAAATTTCTACATCACCAACCCCAACATGGGCTATTCGGTCAGCGAAAAATTCCTGATCCGTGAAATGAAAAAAGCCGAGGAGGCGGGCGAGTCAGAAATCCTCGGCTTCATGTCGAAGCACCTGAATGTTGAAATCGGCTTGGCTCTTCGTTCAGATCGTTGGGCGGGCGCTGATTTCTGGCTGCCAGCAGCCGTTCCGGTCCTAACGCTGAATATGCTGATTTCCATGTCGGAGGTAATCGACGTCGGTATAGATGGCGGGGGCCTTGACGACCTTCTGGGCTTCGCCGCAGTAGGGCGCGACAAGCGCACACGTGACTGGCTCGTCTGGACGCATGCCTGGGCCCACCCATCGGTGCTTGAGCGGCGCAAAGCTGAGGCGCCGCGGTTTCACGACTTCGAGAAAGACGGCAACCTCACATTGTCTGTTCGAATTGGCGATGACGTGAACGACGTCGCTGATCTTGTTGAGCAAATCGAAGCGTCCGGGCTGCTCGACAAGGTCGGTGTCGACCCGGTGGGAATCGGTGCAATTTACGACGCGATGATTGAACGCGAAATTCCTCCGGACAAAATCGTCGCTGTCAGCCAAGGCTGGAAGCTGGGCGGGGCGATCAAGACGGCCGAGCGCAAGCTGGCTGAAGGCGGCATGAAGCACGGCGGGCAGCCGATGATGGCCTGGTGCGTCGGAAACGCAAAAGTCGAGCCGCGTGCGAACTCCATACTGATAACCAAGCAGGCCAGCGGGTCGGCAAAGATCGATCCATTAATGGCCCTATTTAACGCAGTGTCCCTGATTTCCTTGAACCCTGAAGGTCGGGGCAATGACGACTTCATGGCCGCCATCAGGAACCCCATCATCGTATGAATCCATTGCTTGTATTCATTCTGCTCGCGCTGTGCGGGTTCGTTTCGGTCGTTGCAGGCGTTTACGTTCTTCAAGGCCTGGGCTGGGCACTGATCGCCGGAGGCGTCGCCTTACTTCTCACCGCTGGATTTGTACGCAAGGGGCTGATCAGTGACTAAATCCTTATCAGCCGTGCTCGGTCGGGCGGCTCGGCGTCCTAGCGCCTCAATCGGAAACTGGCTGGGCAAGCCAATCAGCCTGAGCGATGGTGGATTCTGGAGCCAGTTTTTCGGAAGTGATTCCAGCTCCGGCAAGCGGGTCACCGTCGACAATGCAATGCAGTTGTCAGCAGTGTGGTCGTGTGTCCGGATCATCTCGACGTCCGTTGCTGGCCTGCCCATGGGTGTCTACCGACGGGAGGCAGACGGCGGCCGCAAGGATGCCCGGGATTTCTCCCTTTACGATGTCATTCACACCAGTCCCAACGAGGACATGACTGCCTTCCAGTTCTGGCAGGCGATGGTCGCTTCAATGCTATTGCGCGGCAATGCGTTCGCGGAAATCTTGCGCATCGGGAACCGCATCGTTGCGCTGGACTTTCTACTGCCCAGCCGCGTCGATATGGACCTTGATGATGATGGTCGGATCACCTATTGGTACCGCCCTCGCAAAGGGGCGCGCCGTCAGATTGAACGCCTCAACATGCTGCACATTCCCGCGTTCAGCTTGGATGGGCGAGTCGGTTTATCTGCGATTCGATATGGCGCCGACGTGTTCGGCGCCGCAATGTCGGCTGACGATGCGGCAAACGGCACATTTAAAAACGGATTACTGCCGGCGGTGGCCTTTAAGGTTGATCGGGTCCTCAAACCTGAACAGCGCGAAGAGTTTCGTGACTATGTGAAGCAGGTTTCGGGCGCGCTGAACGCAGGCCGTTCCCCGGTGCTGGAGCAGGGCATCACCCCGGAAACCATTGGTATCAACCCGGTAGATGCGCAGCTGCTCGAATCCAGGGGCTACAGCGTCGAGGAGGTCTGCCGCTGGTTTGGCGTTCCGCCGTGGATGGTCGGCAAGACAGATGCGGGCAGCAACTGGGGGACAGGCCTTGAACAGCAGATGATTGCGTTTCTGACCTTCAGCATCAGTTCGATCACAAATCAGATCCAGCAGTGCGTGAACAAGCGGCTTATCACCCCAGTAGAGCGGCAGGTGTACTACGCCGAGTTTTCGCTTGAAGCCTTCCTCAAGGCGGATACGGCGGGCCGCTCTGCCTGGTATAGCCAGATGACGCAGAACGGCATCATGACCCGAGACGAATGCCGCGTTAAAGAAAACCTCCCGCGTCACGGCGGCAACGCTGGTGTGCTCACTGTTCAAACCAACTTGACCCCGATCGACAAGTTGGGCGAATCCACCGATGGCCAGGCCGCGCAGGCAGCCCTTAAAAGCTGGCTCGGCCAGAAGGAGTAAACATGCCGCTGAATATCAATGCTCGCAGTTTCCAGTGTGAGCTGAGCCCGCGTGCGCTTGATCTTTGGAATCCTGATCTTCGCGCGGCTTTGGAAGCCGGTACCGACACCATCACCATGTACGGCATCATCGGCGAAGACTGGTACGGGGAGGGGGTGACGCTAAAGCGCGTTGACGCGGCGCTGCGCGCCATCGGTGACAAGCCGGTGACTGTTTACATCAACTCCCCGGGTGGCGACATGTTTGAGGGGATCGCTATTTACAACCGCTTGCTGGAGCACTCACAGGAGGTCACAGTCAAGGTACTTGGCCTGGCGGCCTCGGCTGCATCAGTCATCGCCATGGCCGGCGCCAAGCGGGAGGTGGCCAAGACTGCGTTCCTGATGATCCACAACTGCTGGACTTACTTCGCTGGTAACCGGCACGCGATTCGCGAACTCGCCGACACTATGGAAGAGTTCGACCGGGCCATGATCAGCCTCTACGCGGACACTAGCGGGCAGGACGAAAAAACCGTCGAAAAGATGCTCGACGCCGAAACTTACATGAATGGTTCGAATGCCGTAGAAAAGGGCTTCGCAACCGGGTTGATCAATGCTTCAGAAGTTACAGAAGAAGCGGATCCAGAAAGAGCAAATGCCCATGCCACACGCAAGCTAGACGCAGCGCTTGCGAAATCAGGCATGACCCGTACTGAGCGTAAAAAGCTGCTTTCCGAAATCAAGACCAGCACGCGTAAAGCTGTTGGCGGCGACACGCCTAGCGCTGTCGTGCCGGGTACGCCTCGCGCTGCCCTTGATGTATCTGCGTTTGAAGAAACCGCACTCCAGGCGTCAGCTCTCCGGAATCTCTTTCCGACGGGCTAAACGACTGAGACAGCAACCGACTACTGACCGCCCAAGAGGCGGTTTTTTCATTTTTGAAAGGACAACACCATGCCCCAAGATCTTTCTGCGATTGAAGCTTCCCAGAAGCAGACCCAAGCCGACCTGAAAGCTGTCGGCGATCAAATCAAGACCTATGCCGAGCGTACTGAGAAGGAGATCAAAGCCTCCGGTGAAATGCAGGCAGAAACCCGCACCAAGGTCGATGAACTGCTGATGAAGCAGGGCGAGCTGCAGGCGCGCATGCAGAGCGCCGAGCAGTCGCTGGTCAATGCCAACAAGCAACACGAGCCGAGCGTCCAGCAATCTGCGGGTGATCTGGTCGCGGCGAAAATGGCGGAAGAGGGCGTCACCAGCTCCTTCCGTGGTTCGCGCCGCGTTGAAGTCCCCCGTGCGGCCATCACCTCGGTACCGACTTCCGGTGGCGCCCTGGTTCAGACCGAACGTGTGGGCGTAATCTTGGCACCTCAACGTCGCCTCACAATCCGTGACCTGGTAGCGCCTGGTACGACCGGCAGCAATGCCGTCGAGTACGTCCGTGAGACTGGTTTCACCAACAACGCGGCGATTGTCGGCGAAGGTTTGGCCAAGCCTTACAGCGAACTGACCTTCGCGCTCGAAAACGCCAACGTGCGCACAATTGCGCATCTCTTCAAAGGCAGCCGCCAGATCCTCGACGATGCAGCGGCACTGCAAAGCTACATCGACGCCCGTGCTCGCTACGGCCTCCTGCTGGCCGAAGAGGCGCAGTTGCTTTACGGCAACGGCACGGGCAATAACCTGAAGGGGATCATTCCTCAGGCCCAGGCATATGCGCCGCCGGCTGGCATTGTGGTCGAAGCTGAACAGCGCATCGACCGTATCCGTTTGGCGCTACTGCAGGCCATGCTGGCTGAATTCCCTTCTACCGGCATCGTGTTGAACCCGATCGATTGGGCAGCTATCGAGCTGCTGAAGGATGGCGAAGGCCGTTACATCATCGGCAAGCCTCAGGACGGCACCGCGCCGCGTCTGTGGAACCTGCCCGTTGTTGAAACTCAGGCAATTGTTCAAGACCAATTTCTGGTCGGCGCCTTCAGCCTGGCTGCGCAGATCTACGACCGCATGGGTATCGAAGTCCTGGTCTCGACGGAGAACGACAAAGACTTCGAGAACAACATGGTCACCATCCGCGCGGAAGAACGTCTGGCGTTCGCTGTTTACCGTCCGGAAGCCTTCGTGACCGGTGATCTCACCGCCGCCTGATCCCTTCGCAACTGAGTGCCGCCCTCGGGCGGCCTCGCTAATTCTGGAGATTAAAAAATGGCACGTACAACTTCTAACGATCCGGCAAAGCCACTTGCTCCAGCCGTTGTTTCGACAAATGCCGCGCTCTCAACCGATGCTGTGAATATTGACTCGGGGATCGCTGGCAGTGATCAATCTCTCGCCGATACCACCTCTACAACTGCAGACGCCCAGGTCGTAACAGCCATGACTGACGCCGATGCTTCAGCCGGCGCTGGTGAGGCTGCCGCGCAGGTCGGCGGCGCTGAAGATACGGGCGAAATCACCATCTATCCGCTTCGCAGCTACCTCGATGGAAAGGAAGTGCGCCGGGCGGGCGGCAAGGGTTACAAGTCGCCGAAGCACGATGCGGTTTCGTTGATTGCAGCGGGCTTGGCCACCGACAAAAAAGCGAAGTTGTGACATGAGCGCGATCTCTCTCGATGTCGCGATGCAGCATCTGCGGGCAGAAGAGGGTGACCGC